ATGTCCAATTTTCAAAACCTAGGGTACTTTGCCGACATCTTGTTTTCAAAACGTGTTTTACAGCATAATGCTGTTAAAATCAAAATTCTGTATTTTGGACGATACCATAATTTTGTGAGCATAAATTTGATTTTGTAAAAAAAAGGATTTAAATTTTTTTCTATTGATACATTAAGCAACAATAATGGCAACCGAAATAGGACAAAACGGACAACCTAAATATTGTTGTGTTAATTGTAACTATACAACGTCACATAAAGGACATTATGATAGACATTTATTGACATCTAAACACTTGAATAGCAACAAATCAACAGATAATGGACAAATTTCGGACAAAAAAGGACAACACGATTATAAGTGTAGTTGTTGCAATAAAATATATAGCGATAGAAGTGGATTATGGCGTCACCAAAAAAAATGTAAAACCACCGAAGAAAAAACGGATTCTAACGAAGAAAATATTACTATAGAAATCTCCGAAAAAAAATCAGAAAATCCCCAACAAATGAACGAAAACGTTATTCTTGAATTTCTCAAACAAAATCAAGAGTTTCAGAAACAGTTATTAGAAGCCATCAAGAGTAATATTGGAACACATACAACCAATAGTCACAACACCAATAGTCACAATAAATTCAATTTGAATGTTTTCTTGAACGAAACTTGCAAAGATGCATTCAACATTAGTGATTTTGTCAGTGGAATTACACTCGGATTTAAAGACTTTGAAAATTTTGGAACTTCGGGATATGTCAATAGTATCAGTAATATTTTTATTCGGGAATTACAAGATTTAGATGTTACCAAAAGACCTATTCATTGTAGTGATTTGAAGAGAGAAGTCATACACGTCAAAGATAACGACACTTGGATTAAAGACGAGGAGAAAAAACATATGAAACGTGCTATCAAACTAATTGAGCACAAAAACATTAAAATGATTCCAGACTGGTTAAAAGCCAATCCAAAAGCAGACGATATTACTACCAAAAAACACGAAGAATATATGAAGATACTAGATAATTCTATGGGAGAGATAAAAGACGAAGATAACGAAAAAAACTACGAAAAAATTATCAAAAATGTATCAAAGAAAATACTGATTGATAAAGACCCCTAACCAAGCACCCTTCTACTATCGCATCTTATTATCCCATATTCGTTCAAATACTTTTAAATTCCTATAGTGAGAGAAACATCGCATACCAATATAGTCGCCACACCATACTATGCTGACAACCGTATATATCGCGAAACGAGAAATGAGTGACAAAAAATAGATATCGCTGACAAAAAATACCCTATACTATGATACAACTATTTAGATTTTCTTTTATTTTTTACCTTATTTTTCTCTTTTATTATTCAATCAAAGAGAGAAATCTTCACACTTTTTAAGGGATTTCCGAAGGGGGCACGGTATCTTGTTCTTTTGCGGGTTCTTTTGTGGGTTCTTTTGTCGTTTCTTTTACTGCCTCTACGGGTTCTACTGGCGCGGCATCTGGTTCTTTTGTCGGCGCTGCATCGGGTTCTGGATGTTCTTCATTCTTGATTTTTCCTTCGTACACCAAGTACATTGTTGAGAGAATTAGTAATCCAACACTTCCACCAAACAAATATTTCATCGCAGTTTCGTACGGTTCCTTGTTCTCTCTTCTCTCCCAATATGATTTCAACAACAATGTTATTATCAAACAAACTATTATATTTGGTATATAATGGTCCGTATTTTCTATACTATTTTCCACATCGTATTTCGTATTGAACAAGATATCACATATATCCGGACCCATATTCTTTATTCTCAACTTGTGATGCATCTCGTGCACACGATTCACGTGGTAAATGGAATAGTTTATATTATGAATCGTCGTGTAAAACAAGTAAAAAAATATTATCACCCATTCGTTCAAGAAACTCATCCACGACACATTGTATTTCATCCACATAAATGACATTAACGCTACAAATTCTACTACGATTTGAATAAAATGAGAGAAAAAGTTATTGTATTCGTGGTGATACAAATGCACTATATTTTGCGGATATGCGTTCTTAAAATGTGCCCAATAGTGAAGCAAGTGTGATGCTACGAAAAGTACTCCAAATGTTGCAAAACCGTTACCTAAACCATCTATTCCATTTATTGAAGAAGATATTACTACCAATGCAGTTATCAACAACAACCATGATTTGTAATTCATTGTGAGAGACTTTGTTATACTGTTCAGTTTATCCATGAATATATATTAGATTTATTTAATCCACATTTAACTCTATTTTCAACATTTTCAAACAAATCAACATTACTATCTTGCACGCAGTTAACGCCCAAAAATTTATTACTAATTCCAGTTGTGATTCGTACAAGTGTGAACAGTTGTATACTACACCACAACTTTTTAAAAATTCATTGATTTGTCTTTTTCCACTTATACCCAAATATTTCTCTTCCATATCAGTTAATGGACAATCATGTCGCACTACTATTGCAAAAGCATCCAACGAAATTATTAATAATATTATTGATAAATGAATCAGATTTTTGCTAAATAAGATTATTGCTGCTCCTCCTATTATTAGTATTGAGTGCAACAGACCATAATAGTTTCCTATTACTTGTTTTACAAAATTACTTGATGCATTTGACAAGTCTCTTAACTTATTTTCGTGTTTCTTTAATTTTTTTTCTAATTTACTTTTCATTATTTCCTAATTAGAATTTTTATTTTGAGAGAAAACTAATCCATATTTGCAAAATATATTGCCAAGAATGCAAAAATTATTGCTATCATATCGTGCATTTTTATTTCTTCTTGTAAAAAAATGTACCCAAACAAGATTACAAATATTATTGACATACAACTCCACATTAAATTCACCTTTCCTAAACCCCCTTTATTTTTATAACACAAACACAACAGACCGCATACTATAAAATATAATGCTACGCCTACTAGTAAATAATAGTATGTCGTATGTTTTCCTACTTCAAACTTTTTTAAACACACTTGTGCCGTTGCTTCAAACAACGTGATTAATACTACCGCATATATGATTATTGTTTTTGGTTGTAGGATATAATTTACTGTTGTCATACACTATACCTAGATTTTTATTTTACTCTTCCTTGGGGGACACTTGTGCGCCTCGCTCCCCTTTGCGCTCTATCGGGTATCCCGACTCCCGCCAGCGAAACGAGAAATGAGTAACAAAAAATAGATATCGCTGAGGAAAAAAGGGTTACTTAGTTACATATAAAATCTATCTACTATAATTTATTCTTCGTCTTCGTCTTCCTCTTCTAATTCTTCAAATATTATTTCCTTCTTTTCTTCGTCCCATTTGCCTATTAACTCTTGTGTTTCTACATCGTATAGGATATTTTCACTTGATTTCAAGTATTTTTTTCCATTTAGTTCTACTTTCTTTACGCTTACTTCCTCTTTTTCTTCTTTTACTGCTGCTGCTGCTGGTTCTGCTTTGGCGTTTTCTTTTTCGGCTTGTTTTTGTTTGCGTTTTTCTTCACCTTTTGCCTTCATTTTCTCAAACGCTGCTATTTGTGCTTCAGTGCGTGGTTTCTTTTCCTTTTGTGCCTTTGCCTCTTTTTCTGCTTTTTTTGCTGCTTTTGCTTCTTCTTTGGCAACTTTTTCGGCATTTTTTGCTGCTTTTGCTGCTTCTTTTTCTGCTTTTTTTGCTTCTTTTTCTGCTTTTTTTGTCATTTTTTTTGGTGTTTCTTCTTTATTTTCTGTTTCGGTTGTTTCAGAAGAAACTAATGTTGTAAATATATCTACTTTTCCCGCTACTTCTACTACTTTTTTTTCTTTTTTTGGTCTTCCTTTTTCTACACTTTTTACATTTTCTTCTACATATTTCTTTCCTTCTTCCGCATCAAATCCATACTTTGATGATAACATTTCTACTACACTGTTTACTTTTGACATTTTCACTTTGAGTTTGCTTTATTATTTGTTTTATATCTTTTACTTTACTTCCTCCACACTTTTCAATTTTTTTTTTCACTCATACTAAATCACTACTACTACACAAATTTTTTCACCGAGATTATTGTCGCTTCGCGGTTACTTTATACCCAAAAATATGTAGGATCACTTTCATCATCTTTTTGCGAAAATATACAAGGATTCTCGGACAACCAGTTCCAGTCCAACTTATTGAATATATTCATTCTTGCATACTTGTCTTTCTTTGGATCCAAATATTTTTCAAATATACGCCCAGCATTTGGATTTTTACATATCCATCTCCAGTCTATCTTTTCTGGAAACTTTTCCAACAAGTGAACAGCATTTTCATTTGCGGACAAGTATGTCCAGTCTACTTTTTCTATATTTTGTTCTAACAAATAAATCGCATTAGTATTTTTTGACAACTGACACCAATCTACTTTATCTAAATGTTTTTGTAATATATGAACTGCTCTGGGGTTTTCAGATAACCAATACCAGTTTATTAATTCGGGTTTTTTCTCTAATAACTCTATACCATTCGTGTTCGTTGATAACCAATCTCCCATTATTATATGTGAATTTTCTCTTAAATAACCAACTGCAGAAGGGTTTTCTGATAAATAACCATAGTGCATTTCATCTGGATTTTTTTTGTCTACTTCTTCATCACTTATACTTTTTTCTGGCCCTCCCTCCCATTCATCATCATTCTCTTGAAAATACCAACACACATTTTGAGGATTTTCTTTTAAAAATTCAACTGCATTTGGGTTTTTTGAAAGATTCTCCCAACTTAGAACCATATGCGGGGGTGTTCTTATTCCCTTTTCTTTCCATCTTTTTAAATAATGCGAATAATGTTCCTTTATCATTTCCATTGCTTCTGGGTGTGGATTTAAACATATCTTTTTCCAGTCAACGTGATGTTTATTTTTTTTCAATATTTCAATTGCAACTGGATTTTCTGATAAATACTTCCAATGTATCATTTTAGGATACTTTTCCAAATATTTTATCACCTCTGGATTAGTGTTTCGTGATAAATATTCTTCTGTTAATTCAGATTCATATTGTTTTACCCAGGATGCTAAGGACATTTTATGTGTGTGACTATTTTTTGCTTGTTAGTCTACATATTGTTTCAAATAAAAAATCAATTTTTTTATAAATACTGTGTTTAATAATTGTGATAATAGTGTAGGCATTTTTAAAGGCAAAAAAATAATATATAAAAAAAATTGACTTAAAAAATGCCTATATAATATATATATACAAATAAGAAGAAAATGTCATACCTTGAAGATAAAATTTCCAACTTTTACAAAAAAAGAAATGAAATATTTAAAAAACCGCTTGAAAAAATAATAAATATAATGTTAGATAAGTGTAGATATATTAATGGAGAAAGTTTAGAAAGACATAACTGGGGAAGTACTCCAATAAAATTAAAAAATATTCCAAAAAATATTAGTTCGCCTTCTTTTGAAGAAGATTTATTGAATGCTCTTAATTTAGATGAAAATGAAAAATCAATAATAGAATTACTATGGGGAGACATACAACTTGGAAAAAGAGTTCACGCATGTATTATAATGTGGATTTCAGTTTATGTACTGAAAAGACCAGTTTTATATATTTTCAGAAATTTGATAGTAGACCAAAAACAGTTACAAGATGATATAACTGGCACAGAAAATTACAACTTCAATATTCAATTTATTAAAAATATTTTTCAAGAGTTTAATGACGAACTCCAAGATTACTTTCAAGAAAATAGTGTTGAATTTTGGAAAGATTATAAACTTCCAGAGCTAAAAGACATAAGTACCAACGATACTATTAATAAACTAAGCAGTAAAGAAGCAATTAATTCAAATGATATATTTTGTTGTTTAATGAATCATTCTCAGTTAGCAAAAATAAATGCAAAATTTAGTGAGTATATTTATTATAATGATGAACTTGTTCCTCTGACAACATTATCGGATGAAAGTGATTTAATGTGCCCAACATCTTCAAACGACAGAAGTAATGACAATGATAAAAAAGATTCTACTGCTTGTGAAATGTTACTTGCAAAAATATATAAAAAAGTAAAATATGTTTTGCATATTACTGGCACAGCACAATCATTGTTATATAATGTAACAACTAGCTTGAGTGACCAGACTAGTATACAAGTTAAAACATCAAAGGTTCATAAAATGAAAAGGTCAAATGATTATTATGGATTATTCAATGGTTCTATACACTTTAACACTACACTTGTTGAACCTTGGTGGGATTATCACGATGCAGACTATAGTATAAAAAAAAAAAGTTATGATATTGTTAAAGACTATAATATCAATATTAAAAAATTAATAGAAGAAATAATAAAACGACCAACAGTTAAGTATAATTCCTTATTAATAAGTGAAGAAAAAATACGAGTTAATCAATTTTGTTTGATAGATAAAATAGTTAAAGACTTTTCCAATTTGTTTATTGTAATTTATCATGGAAAGTGTTTAAGGTTATACTTATCTAAAAAATACGAACAAGAAATTAAACGATGGTCTGAATGGGATTCAAAACAATCATCCACAACTCAACGACTATGGCAAACTGGAGGAGTGTATGATTCGTTTATAGATACTGAAAAATATGAAAAACTTGCGAATGATTATTGTTATTTCAATATCAATACACAAATATTAAACATAAAATTTGTTTATAAATTATTAAGAATTTTATTTGAAAAAAGTGATATTCCAATTTTATGTAAAACTATAATAACAATCACTGGTAAATATGGAGACCGTGGTTATTCATTTACAAGTGATGACTATGATAAGTTTTCACTACATTTAACGGACCAATATAAGGTTTTTCATTCTTCGTTAAATTGCACAGATGGTTCGCAAAGCATTAGAATCCAACAAAAATCAAATGATGAAGAACTAAAGGATGGAAGTATAAAACTTACTTTATGGACTACACCGTTGGTTGAAGATGTTATGTTAAACTTTTATGTAAAATTCATAAAAGAAATTGAAAAATTTATAATGGACTGTGATGGTTGGGAAGAAATTAAGGATTTATTAGAAAATAAAATTTTTGATAATGGTGACTTGAAGTTTGGTAAATATATGAAGTATATTGATGTGTCAAAAAAACGAAAAAATATAAAACATATTAAACATTTTGATAAGAAAATGAATGGTTATTCGTTAATAAGTATTGATGACATGAGTGACTCTGAAATAAAAGAATGGTGCGAAGAACTAAAATTTCCTAGTTACATTTGTGTTAATGAAATAAAAAAAATGAACACTGATGAATTTATCAATAAATATGGATATTATGATGGAGGTATTCCTTTATATATTTCTAAAAATAGTATTCTTAATTTTGATAGGGTAAATTTAAATGAAAGTGTATTGAAAAAATTTCCACAACTGAATAATTTTAAACTAGATAGAGTCGTTCAAATTAAAAAGGGAAGCGCTAACAGCGATAGATATGATGGTATACAAAGTGCTATTGAAAACAATGTACCTTATAATTATTATATTACAATACGCAAACCAAATA